ACATATGACGAGGCAAAGGCCGCGCACGACCAGCAATTAGTCCAGTTGCGGGGAATGCATCAGCAACAAGCGCAGCAACAGCAAGCGGCTAGACAAGCCTACCTTGCCGAGCAAGCGGAAGTGTTGAAGCAGTATATCCCCGAAATCGCAGATCCCGACAAAGGCGAAAAGCTGAAGGCGGGCATCATAGACACAGGCGTTCACTACGGCTTCACGCCGGAGGAAATGGCTGGCGTGTCTGATGCGAGATATGTGCGGGCGTTAAACGACGCGCGCAAGTATCGTCAACTGGTTGCCAATAGGCAGAAGTCACAGTCAAAAGCTGATGGCGTTCGACCCGTTGTCAAAGCTGGCGCAAAGAAACGCCCAGACGGACAGGCTGCAACCCGTAAAAAAGCGCAACAGCGCTTGCAGAAGACAGGCTCAATCGATGACGCATTGAGCTTGATGTTAAAAAGCTAACTCCTTGAAAGGAAACGACAATGGCCCAACCGGCAAATACATTCGACACATATGATTCCGTAGGAATCCGTGAAGATTTGGCAGATGTAATCTACAATGTAGACCCATCTGAGACACCGTTTTACAGCAAGTCTGCTAAAACAAAAGCTAAAAACACTCTGGTTGAGTGGCAAACACAAGCGTTGCGCGCGTCAGCCGTAAACGCTCACATTGAAGGTGACGCGACATCTGCCGATGCCGTTACGCCGACTGTGCGCCTCGGAGCGAGAACCCAGATTTTTAAGAACGCTGTGGTTATTTCCGATACCGATGAAGCGGTGGACAATGCTGGCCGCGCCAAAGAAATGGCGTACCAAACATTGCTTATCGCTAAAGAGCAGAAGCTCGACATCGAAAAGGCGTTGTTTGCCAACCAAGGAAACGTAGTAGGGTCTAACACTGCTGCGCGTAAAACTGGTGGTGTACCATCATGGTTGATTACAAACGTAAACTTCCAGTCTGGTAACTCTGGTGCAAACCCAACCGGCGACGGCACAGACGCGCGTACAGACGACGGCACTCCAACTGCATTCTCGCAGGCCAAGTTTGACGACGTTATGCAGTCAATCTGGGAAGAAGGCGGCAAGCCAGATACAGTATATCTGTCAGCCTTCCAGATGAACGTTGCTCTGGGCTTCACTGGTAACAACAACCAGCGCTCAGCGGTACAAGCCGGTGACGAGACTGTGGTCAAGTCGCTTGCAGTCTACGTGACTCCGTGGGGTACGGTTCAGTTCATGCCGTCACGCGAAAATCGTAGCCGTGACGTGTTCGTGCTGCAGGATAACATGTGGGAATGCGCAGTATTGCGTGGAACCAAGAACGTTGCCTTGGCCAAAAATGGCGACAACACCACACGTCAGGTGACTACAGAGCTGGCGCTTTGCTCGAAAAACGAGAAAGCCAACGGCGCGATTTACGACAACACCACATCGTAATATACTACAAGAGGGGGCGGCTTCACGCCCCCTCTGCTTAACGAGGGATCGACATGAAAAAAGTTTTAGTTGTAGGCCACAAGGTTCACACGTCAATCGGCAAGCTGGTCAAAGGCGACAACGCCGAGCTGCCAAACGCAGAGGTTGAAACGCTGATGCGCGTTCGCCCAGACGCACTGAAAGTGCTTGGCGATGTTGAGCCAGCGCCTGCACCCGCACCAACGAAACGCGCCAAGAAGAAATAAGACATGGCGAAGATTTCGGAAAATATCGACTTTGAGCATGACCACATGGTCATCAAGCAGCGTCACGACGTCAGCCAATCTCTGAGAGACGCGCAGGCAGCAAAAGACGCTGGCATAGGCATGTCAGGCGAAAACCGGCTTGTGGGCTTCGTAGACGGCGCTGTGCTTGGCGCATGGCTCAAGGAAGCCGGTGTATCATGGTCTGATACAGAGGCGGCCAAGGAAGTCGTCAAGCGTAAGATGATGTCAGGCGAGTTCGCCAAGATGCGCGTCTGGGAAGGGTCTTACTGATGGATGCTGACTTGCTTTGGACGGCGGCATTAACTGCCGGATTGGGCCTGATCGGCTGGGTATTGAAGAGCGCTGTGGACGAGATGCAGCGCCTCAATATTCTGCTGAACAAGACCCGCGAAGAAATGGCCAAGGATTACGTCACCAAGGCAGACAGCACAGCCGTCATGGCGCAGATCGTGGCGCGCTTTGATCGCATAGAAGAGAAAATAGACCGCCTTATGGAGCGATGATTCATGATAGACCCCGCCACGGCAATCATGGCAGCGTCCACCGCGTTCAACGCAATACGCAAGGGCTGCCAGATCGGGCGGGATCTGGAGGGCATGGCTGGCGATCTGGGGCGCTGGTCTAAGGCGATCAGCGACTTCGACTTTGCAGCGAAGCGCGTAGAAAACCCAAAATGGTATCAGAGCTTCGGCAGCGTCGAGCAGCAGGCGATGGATCTGTTTGTGCAGAAGAAGCAGCGCGAGAATATGCGCGACGAGCTGCGCAAGATGATTAGCGAAACGCTTGGCCCGTCTGCGTGGCAGGAGCTGATCCGCATGGAAAACGAGATACGCCAGAAGCAGAAGGATGCGCAGTATAAACGCATCGAGCGCAAGGAGACGATCATCGCGTGGGCGGCTGGCCTGTTCCTGTTCCTGCTCTGCGTGGGCGCGCTGTTTGGCTTTGTCTGGATCGCGGTGAAACGCTGATGGCTGACGGCGTGTCAGGCATAGGCAGCGCACCGTTTAACGTAGGCAGCGACATACACCAGCAAACGCAGACGCGTGAGCGCATAGAAACGCATCTGGCTGAGCAGATGGTAGCCAAGGAGCATAGGGCCAACCACACGCATCTGGAGGCGCTCAGGGAGCAGAAGTTGGACTTAGGCAAGGCTTATGATAGGTTTGGCGCCAAGACAACTGCTGACAGGCCGCAAGGCACAAACATCAACATAGAGGTGTAAGATGGAAAAGCTTTTGGAGTATAAGATCATGCCGCGTCTGATGATGGCCGTGATGACGATTATGTATATACGCTGCATCGAGTGGGCGCTGACGCAGCCTGACCTCAGCACGCAGCAAAGTGCGCTTATTAGCGTTGTTGCCGGTGCCATGACTGGTGCTTTTGCCGTGTGGCTGGGATCTGAGAAATGATTGGCCAGATTATAGGCGCAGTCGGTGGTCTGGCGACAAGCTACCTCGACGGCAAGACGGCAATCCAGAAAGCGAATGCCGAGATCAAGCTGAAACAGGCAACAGGCGAGATGGATTGGGAGCAGTCGGCCATCGAGGCCAGCAAAGACAGTTGGAAGGATGAGCTGTGGACAATCGTTTTCGTGGCCATATTGTGCATGAATTTTGTGCCATCCATGCAGGACGTAATGGCAGAGGGTTTCGCCAATCTTGAAACAACGCCGCTCTGGGTGCAGTGGGGCATGTATGCGTCCATCGCCGCCAGCTTTGGCATCCGCACAATGAAAGGCTTGAAGAAATGAGCGTTGCATTAAAGCTGCTGCAGGAAAAGGTTGGCGTTGAGCCAGATGGCGCATACGGGCCAAATACGGCGCGTGCAATCACGAAGCACTACGGCCTTGATCGCGTGAAAGCTGCGCATCTTCTGGGGCAGGCGGGCCACGAAAGCGGTGGGTTTAAGCTGACACGCGAAAACCTAAACTATTCGGTGGAAGCCATGATGCGCGTCTGGCCGTCACGCTTCCCCGACGAGGATAGTGCCAAGCCATATGCCCGCAACGGTGCTAAGCTAGCCAGCAAGGTATATGTCGGGCGCATGGGTAATGAAACGCCTGAAGACGCCGCCAACTTTATCGGACGCGGGTTCCTGCAGCTTACCGGCAAGGATAACTATAAATCGTTTGCGCATGACATGCGTTTGCCGGAAGTGCTGACAGATCCGTCGCTGGTTGAGGAAGACTACGCCTTTGAAACAGCCATGTGGTTCTTCGATAAAAACGGCCTGTTCAATATCGCTGCAGGCGGCGTAAATGACGAAACGATCAAGCTTATCACCAAGCGCGTCAACGGCGGCTATCATGGCTTGGATGATCGAGCAGAGCGCACACGCCAAGCATTTAACTGGCTAACCTAGCATATCATCAATGCTGTCATCCATAGCCTGCCGCGTAAAATCGGCAGGTCTTATGCGTACAGTTTTACCGCTTGGAGCGGTGCGCAGTATAAACAATCGTACATCCAGAGCCACATACGCAAATATTTGCGCATCGCCGTTTGCGCGTGTGAACATATAACACGGTTTACGTTTACGATCACCGCGTGGCTCAAGGGTCGCCTTGACCTGCATCGTCAATAGATCCCCATTGGCCGACTTCACCCATAGGTCATCGTCCTGCATATCGACTCGATGGCAGCGTATCCCGCGCTGCTCAAGCTCGGCTGCGACGAGAAACTCGCCAGCACGACCGACGTTGATGCTGTTGGCCACAGCCGGAATATACTATAAATATCATAATGTTACTACGGGCAAAGCTGCTCGCACTTGTAAGACCGCCAAAGCTCCTCAACGCCCCATAGCTGATCTTGCGGCATAACAAAGCATTTCCCCTTACCTAAGTCAGTTTGCATTGCTTTTTCGACAAAGGCCTTACGTGATATGCAACCAGCAACGTCCATCACATTTTCGTCATTTGTCTTTGTCACAAGCACGGCAGCGCGTGACTTAAATGCCTCAAGTGATTTAAACAAAAGCTGGCCTGTCGGGTAGAACGTAGATTTCACGTCTATGCTTATTTCGCCAAGCCATAAGTCAACGCCGTCATCCACGCCCAGCGTGTTGGGGTTATATGAAACGTCATAAAGCTTAGCGACAGCAACCTCTGATCGTATGCCAAGGAAATCCAGATCAACGCCGCTGCGCGTATCGCGTTGCTGATTTACTATACCGCTGGCCCGCGCAAGTGTTGAACGCAAATTAGCGCTTTGGCGGCAATCAGCCATATCCTTATCTGTGAGCTTTATTAGCATTAGAATGCAAACTCTTCCTGCGTGCGCAGCCGGTACAGCTGCTGACCCTCAATAAACGACGTCTTAATGATCGTGCGCCGCTCCCGCATGGTCTTCAGGCCAATGTCGATATGCACGGCGTCCTGCTCGATCATGCTGCACAAGTCGCCCACCGACAGCTCGCCATGCCTGCTCAGGCACCGCTTGATCTCCTTGCGCAGCTTTTCCAGCGGCCACGGCTTGTGGGCATACGCGTGCATGTCATCGCGGCCAATGAGCCTGCGCTTCATGCGCGCGTTCTCGATGATCGCCAGCTCCTTCCAGCGTTCCAGCGGTGTCATATGTTCCGTCATAGCTTTTCCTCCATTTCATCGAATCGGTGTGCCAGCTTGCGAAGCTGTGTGGCCATGCCCTTCTTAACGTAGCCAGTGAACAGCGGGCGTCGGTCTTTCGCCTCCAACGCTTGTCCGGCGATCAGCGCAAACGTCCTGCCGTCTTCTGGGTGGTCGCATATTTCAAACGTTATGTGGCCCACCTCAAAGCGCTCACGAATCGCGTCAGGATGCCTGCGCTTGGATTTCAGGGAATGCTTGCTCATAGCCGCTTCTCCAGCATCTCGCAGAGCGCCATGATCTCTTCGGCGCGCTGTTTTATCGTCAGGCGCTCGGGGCCACGCCCCGCGTCCATCCGCATGATGTCTGCCTTGCGCCGGATCGACATGACCAGCATCAGCGGCGTTGGCTGCGTCGGCGTGCTGCTATCCTCGTCGATATACGCACCAACGCTGGCGCTGTTTTCCAGTTTCGATAAATCCCATTTAGCCATTGTTATTCTCCTGTGTTGGCCGTGGCTGTGGTCTGACGTCGGGCCACGGGCGGCGGTAGTCTGCCTCGCCGCCCATCTCTACGCATTGCGGTTCAAAGATCCGCGCCAGATCGTAGTATTTCGCAAACGCTTTGCACTCGTCTACGGATGAAAAGACGGCGAATGCCATGAAGACGGGTTCAGCGAGTGTCATATGGCCTCTCCTCTGTAATGCGCAGAAAGCTTTGCCTCCACGATCAAGGTTTCATATTTGGCGATGTTTGCCTCAACGCGGCCAAGATCCAAGTTGCAGCCATTGCACAGCAAGCCCCGCAGGATCGGCGGGTTGGTGCCATGCACATGGTCAACTTTAAGGGATGCCTTTTCGCATTTCTCGCCGCACACCTTACAGCATCCATTTTGCTGCTTATAGGTGATGTCAATCCACTCGACGCCAATGCCATATTCCGATTTGAAATAAGACTTGCGCTTAGACACGGCGCGGCATTCCTTGCACTGGCTGGTCATCCCGTCAGGCTTTGTCCTGTCAATTGCGAAAAAGTCGCTGCTCTTTTTTTGCAAACATTTTGAGCAAACTTTCATCACATCCACCCCATGCTGACAGCGCCGATCCAACCCAGCACCGACGCAGCAATCGCTGCGGCGATGATGATGTCTTGTGTCCACTTGGTCATTTTATTTTCCCCTATACAGTGTCTAAAACTTTGCCAACTCTGTCAGCAAGTTCGTATGACGTGATATTTCCCTCTGGGATGTTTTCATTAACAGCGTCTTCGGCGTCTGCGTTCCAAGAATTCATAGATTTTGCGTGCTTGCCGTTTAATATTATGTTTACCTTGTATCCGTTCCACATGAACTTCCTGATCCCCCTAAAATGTGATTTAACAAGCTTTTTATTACCGTCTGGCAGAGAGCGCTCATGCGCTGCAACTATATGAAATATCTTCTTAGTTTTACCATTTTGATTAACTGCTTTATCCCTGTCTTTAAAAAAATACGGCGACCTAAGCATATCAATGGCAAATGTTATTCTGTCCTTACCTTTGCCAACCCTAATGTTTACACCGTTATCAACTGACAAAGAGCCATTTATGCACACCCAAACATAATCGCTAACAAACTCTTCAAAGCTTTTTTCTCTACCTTCGCAGAACGCATGCAAAAGCTCTGAATATTCCCATTGCCCTCTCATAACCGAAAATGATCTACTGCCTTTTCGGGATCTTTTTGGGTTAATATTAATTTGCTTCTGCACCAGCTGCCGCAAAGGTTTAATAGAGCCATCTGGCGAAACAGAAACGTAAAAGCACGAGGCGAAAGGGCCATTGCTAAACTCCAACATAACCCCAACCTCTAAAATAACATCATTACTTGGCTGAACATTAATTGGGTTTTTTATTCGCTGAAAAAAAACAAAAGTAGGATATACCTTATCTTCTTCAATCATCTCTCGGTCGCTTTTATCATCTGTAAAAGCAGATTCTTTAGGCGCAAATATGCAGCCATATGAAGGTATGTCGGAGGTTTTGATGTTGTACGCATTTCCGAACAATGCTTCCATATCCTTAGAGAAAACATGACACGCCATTTTGCTAAATATTTTGTAAGTTCCAGCGTTGGCTTTTTTCAAAACCTTCATGGCCTTAAATGCCTGATCCATCTGGCCCAGCAAGTCGCCCAAATAGTAATGCGCCCCAGTGTGCAGCTTTTCCTTGCGCATGTTTCTTTTCTTACGCGTAGTTAATAATTTATTTTTCTGTTGTTTAAAAAACAAACGCCCCCAAAGCGCCAATAAACGATAATAAAAATCTTTCAACTTATCCCACATAGTCATCACTCTTCCTCTTCTTCATTGCGCCAATCGAAGTCATCTTCGTCTTGGCATTCTGGACAGCGCACCGTTGTCCACGCATCGCTGTCCGGCGTGTTGACGAAACGCGGCAACTCGATGAAGCCGGTTCCGTCGCAAGTCGTGCAGATCATTTGTACACATCCGCGTTGATGCTCCACAGCACCAAGGTTGCGCGCTGCTGGTTTGCGCGCTGGTTTACATGCGCTTTGCATATCTCGCCGCGTGCGTGCATGTTTTCCAGGTGCTGCGAAAGCTTGCGCGTCTCAACGCCAACGACGTCAGCGATGTCTGCCGTCTCGCAATACGTCACGTCGGCGCTCTGTAAGAACGCAATGATCTTCCGCTGGACGTCAGCCCAATCAATCGGCTCAGGCTCCTCGGTGGGCGCCTGAACGGCCTCTGCTGGCGCGTCAGTCGCCAAGCCCAGCACGTCACGCGCTGGGCGTCGTTCCTGAACATAGGCGGCAACCCACGGCGTGCGCTCACGGTTCTCTTCGATGGCGTTCTGCACGATGATGCCTTTGCAGATGTCATCAAGGTTTGCGTGCGCCTGCTGCAACAAGCGCGGCGAAATATGTACGCTCTCGCCATTGTCAGTACGCACGCCAAAGCCTGTGCCGCTATCTGTGATGTGCGTGATTAGAAATTCATGTGTATGCGTAAGGTTCATTTTGGTTTCTCCTGTTAGAGTTAAATTAAATTATTGAGGCTCTTTTACTTTATGCGGGGCGTAAAACCCTTCTGTGCTTCTGGCTTCGTTCCAGCACTTAATCCTTTTAGGCGTAAAGCCTAATACTTTACCTTTTACCCACATTTCATCGTCTGCAAAACTAGACATGTTAATCCAAACGTCCTGACCAACTTTTAAATTATTTTCGCTGCTATTCATTATAGGCCTCCTGATTTGATAAATATAAGTTACAATATCTCAAAGATATCTGTCAACAATTAATTTATATCTTAGTGCTATTGACACGATATATGTTTATCTGTAGCTGTTGTAATCAGGCTACAGAAGGAGAATGAAAATGGAGCTTCAACAGTTATTGGTTCGCGTGCGGCCAGAGGTGATTGCGGGATTGGACTTGT